AACGTTTAAAAAAACGAGAAGATAACGAAGAAAAGGAAGTAACTAAAGATAAAAAAGGAAATTTAACTAAAGAATCTTTAAGAGATCGAGTTAAGAAATTAACCGCAGAACAAAAAGAAGCTTTAATTAAAGAATATATACGAAAAAAAGTACGTGCTGCATTTTTAAATGAACAGGACGAAAAATCTGCTGTAGAAGAACCAGCAACTACAGAACCAGCAACTACAGAACCTGCCGCACAAAAAATACCAGCAGCCACAGCACCAGAAGTGTCAACCGCAGCAGCTGCAATGCCAACGATGCCAGAAGAACCTGCAGAACCGGCAACTACAGAACCTGCAGCCGAAGAACCCGTAGAACCCGCTGCTGAAGAAACACCAGAAGATGCAGAAACTGAAAATCGAACAAAAGAAGCAGCTGCAACTGAACGATATATTTCTAGTCTAAAAGATGAAAAGAATGATCTTTATAGACTTAAATCTATTTCAAATGTTATAAATTTATCGATGCCAACTGATAAACAAGCAGATTTTTATAGAATGTTAAGATCATTAGCGATTAAAAAAATAGCAATGCTATCTACGAAATCTAACAAAACAAAATAATAATAAATAAAAAGTTATATTATGTCAAAAAAGTTACAAAATATTAAAGCCATTCAACAAATGATTGATGGCAATCATAAATTTCAAACAAAGAAAACTGTTGGATTTTCTGATGCTGATGCAATGGCAAAAAGAAATGAACGACATGATGTAGGTGATATTTGGGAGGAAGCTGATCCTGTTACTGGTAACATATATGTTATTGAACAACGAGACGGCTTCCGCATCAAGAAAACAAAAAATTCAGAAATATTTCAACAAATACGAGATGAATTAAATACATTTACTAAATGCCCAAAAGAAACGTGTACTTGTATTAATCCACAACGCGTCGATGAAAAAATGCGAAGAATACATGATATGTGTTTTGATTGCGTAATTGAAATGGAACATGAATTAAAGAAGTCTGGTAAGTTTGGGGAGTATGAACAAGAACGAGTTCGTAATAATGCATTAGCTTGGTTACGTTCTGCAGAACAAGATATTAATTTATTAAAACAAGCGTATACTCAATCAACTCAATTTGTTTCTAATTCGTCAGGTGATTTAGAAACATGGGCGGCAAAAATGTCACCTGAAGAATTTGATGAAAAAATTCAAAAAGAATTTGAACGATTTAAAGAAAACTTTTTAAAAAAATTAAATGGCGAAACGGAAATAAATGATAACAATGATTAAAAAATATTGGGCGGTTATTATTGGAATAATTGCTGGAATTATTGGAATACTATTTTTAATCAAAACATCAAAAAAAGAAACTACGGTAGATACTGAGTTACCTAAGGTTAAAGAAAAAATAGATACTAATAACAAAGAGATTGAAACTATTGATAAAAAAATAGAAATTATCGAAGAGGAAAAGATCGAAGTTAAGAAAAAAATTACCGAAAAAAAGGATTTAGTTAAAATATTAGAAGATTCAAAAAAGAATACGCCAGATGAAGTAAAAACTGTGGCTGAAGCTAAACAAAATATTTTAAATAAAACAAAAAGGCGTAGATGAAATATTTAATATCATTAATAGCTTTACTAATTAGTATTAACGTATCGTCTCAAAACAGCGATACGTGTTTTACTGAACAAGAAGTATTAGATATTTCATTTACATTAGATTCATTATATTATTTAGATTCAGTTAATACTAAAATAATAACGGAACAAAAATCTATAATCAAAGACCAGGAAAATTTAATTCAGTTAGATTCATTAGAAAATGATTTTAAACAGAAAAAAATAACGTTGCTTCAAGATAATATAACACTATATCAGCAACGCGAAATATGGTTTGATTTACAACTAAAAAAGTTACAACCAAAATGGTATGATCATAAAGCACTTTGGTTTGCTGGTGGTATAATAACTACTTTATTAACTGGTCAATTAATTGTTACAATTTCTATACACTAATGGCACAACAAAATTTAAAACAAGTTATACAACAACAGTACATGCGATGTGCTGCAGATCCTGTGTTCTTCATGAAACAGTATTGTTATATCCAACATCCTAAACGAGGTAAAATTAAATTTAATTTATTCCCATTTCAGGAAGATTCATTAACTGAGTTACGAGATAATCGATACAATGTAATATTAAAATCTAGACAGTTAGGTATATCAACATTAACTGCAGGATTTGCATTATGGTCGATGTTATTTAATGATGATTTTAATGTGCTTGTTATTGCAACGACACAAGATGTAGCAAAAAACTTAGTAAATAAAGTTCAGATAATGAATGAACATTTACCTAGTTGGTTAAAAACTACTATAACTTCAAATAATAAATTATCATTAAAATTTAAAAATGGTTCTCAAATAAAAGCAATATCTAGTGCATCAACTGGAGCTCGTTCTGAGGCATTATCATTATTAATTGTTGATGAAGCTGCATTTATTAGAAACATTGAAGAAATTTGGATAGCATCCCAAGCAACTCTATCAACAGGTGGAGGTGCTATTGTATTATCCACTCCAAATGGTATTGGTAATTGGTTTCATCAAACATGGGCTGATGCCGAGTCTGGAACAAATGGATTTCATACTATTCGATTAAAATGGGACGTACATCCAGAGCGAGATCAATTATGGCGTAATGATCAAACTAAATTATTAGGTGAACACGGTGCTGCTCAAGAATGTGATTGTGATTTTGTTAGTTCAGGACATACAGTAATCGATGGTAATTTATTACAAGAATATGAAACACAATGTATTGAACCTATAGAAAAACGAGGCTTTGATAATGCATATTGGATATGGGAGTATCCAGATTATTCCCGAGACTATATAGTTGTAGCTGACGTTGCCCGAGGAGATGGTGCTGACTGGTCAGCATTCCATGTTATAGATGCATTAGATATCAGACAAGTAGCTGAATATAAAGGTAAGATACCACCAAATGAATTTGGTAATATGCTAGTTACGGTTGCAACTGAATGGAATAATGCATTGCTTGCAATTGAAAATGCAAATATAGGTTGGGCAGCAATTCAGCCAGCAATAGATAGAGGATACCAAAATCTATTTTATACATATAAAGATGATGGATATGTAGATGCAGATGTTCAATTGAAAAAAGGTTATGATATGAAGGACAAATCACAAATGGTTCCTGGTGTATCTACAACTTCACGAACGAGACCATTAATGATATCTGCACTAGAAATGTATATGAGAGAAAAAACTCCTATTATACGCAGTAAACGATTAATACAAGAACTATTTGTATTTATATGGCTAAATGGTAAACCTCAATCACAGAATGGTTATAATGATGACTTGGTAATGGCATTTTGTATTGCACTTTGGCTTCGCGATACTTCACTTAAATTAAGACAGCAAGGAATTGATTTAAATAAACGAGCATTATCAGGATTCCAGAAAACTAGTGGAAACATAATATATACTGGTACAAACGGTCGTAATAATGATTCTTGGAAATGGGAAAATGGTTACGGAACCGAAAATTTAAACTGGCTTTTGTAATTAGTTATATCTATACATATATAATTAATATAATATAAGTATGGCTTCATTAAGACAAAGATTACAGAACTTATTTAGTACCAATGTTATTGTACGTGCATATGGTAAAGATAAAGTAAAAGTAGTTGATACCAACCGTTTACAATCTCGTGGTAACATAACACAAACTAAAATAACTGACCGATATACTAGATTACATAGTGGCAGTCCACATAAAGCAGGTGGATTTGGTAGTTATGATACAAATTATAATACTTCTCAAAATCGTATACAACTATATGCTGATTACGAAATGATGGATAAAGATCCAATTATTTCTTCTGCATTAGATATATATGCTGATGAATCTACATTAGAGGATCAGTTCGGAGAAATTTTAACGATAAAATCCGAAAAGACAAATATTCAAAAAATTCTTTATAATTTATTTTATGATGTTTTAAACATCGAATTCAACTTATGGCCATGGATTAGAAATATGGCAAAATATGGCGATTTCTTTTTGAAATTAGATATTGCTGAAGAATTTGGTATTTTAAATGCTCGTCCATTATCTTCATATGAAGTTGAAAGACTTGAAGAATATGATGAAAAAACTGGTGATTATAAAATTAAATTTAATCATTTAATGGGTACTAAAGATGAATATGATGTATTTGAAATTGCGCATTTTCGTTTAATGTCAGATTCTAACTTTTTACCATATGGTAGGAGTATGTTAGAAGGAGCACGTAAAGAATTCCAAAAATTAACATTGTTAGAAGATGCAATGCTTATTCATAGAATAATGAGAGCTCCAGAAAAACGTATCTTTAAAATTGATATTGGTAATATTCCACCAAATGAAGTTGATACTTTCATGGAAGCTGTTATCAATAAAATGAAAAAAATTCCACACGTAGATCAAAACACCGGTAATTACAATCTTAAATTTAACATTAACAATATGTTAGAAGATTATTATCTGCCAGTACGTGGCGGTCAAAGTGCTACTACGATAGATACATTGCCTGGTATGACTTTTACTGGTATTGAAGATATCGAATATGTTAAAAATAAAATGATGGCTGGTTTAAAAATACCAAAACCATTTCTAGGATATGAAGAAGGCGTTGAAGGTAAAACTACATTGGCTTCTATGGATATTCGTTTTGCAAGAACAATTGAACGTCTTCAAAAGATAATGGTTTCTGAATTAACTAAAATTGCAATCGTTCATTTATACACACAAGGATTTGAAGATGCTGATTTAGTTGGATTTGAATTACAATTAACACCACCATCGATAATTTACGATCAACAAAAAGTAGCTTTAATGAATGAAAAAATTACATTGGCTAACACAATGAAAGATAGTAAATTAGTATCAGATAAATATATTTATGAATATATATTTAATATGTCTGAAGAACAATGGCTTCAAGAACGTAATGATATTGTTGAAGATTTAAAATTAAGATTCCGTCAAAATCAAATTGAACAAGAAGGAAATGATCCTGCAATAACTGGAGTATCATATGGTACACCACATGATTTAGCTACCGTGCATATGAGTAGCAATGAAGTGGGAGAAAAAGATCCGGGTGGTAGACCTAAAGAAGGAATTAAGTCAGGACAACATGCAAATGAATTTGGATGGGATCCGACAGGTCGTAAAGAATTAAAACAAGCATTTGATTTTAGTAATTTAAATCATTCATTTCAGCCGACAACTAAGGAACGAAAATTAAATCTTCCTGGTACATTATCAAAAGAACATGTAGATGTTTTAAAACGTATACAAATTAAATCTAAGAATACAAAAATGCTATTTGAAGCAAAAAATACAGTTAGTACCGATATTGGAACAATGCTCGACGAAAATAACATTTTATAAACATGTAATATATTTATTTAAAAAAAGATTGAATACATGAAGAAGCTTAAACATTCGAAGTATAAAAACACCGGAATTCTTTTTGAAATGTTAGTACAGAAATTAACATCTGAAACAATGACGTCGGATAAAACGGTAACTCTGGATATAATTAAAAAATATTTTGGAAAAAATACTGAGTTATCAAAAGAATTAAATTTATATAATTTATTAGTTAAAGAGCAATTTAAATCAGAAGCACGTGCAATTGATTATGTACGAACAATTAAAGATGCACATAAACAATTAAATAAAACTCAAATAAATCGACAACGATATAATCTAGTTAAAGAAATTTCGGATAACTTTATATTTGATAATGTTTCAAAAATACATATAAATAACTATAAAGTATTAGCTTCAATTTATATGCTATTTGAATATACAGATTCTGATAATCCAAAACAATTGTTAGAATGTAAAAATGTAATTATAGATCATGCATTAATTTCTGAAAAGAAACCTATGTTGAAAGATATGGTTATGGAAACCTATTCTAAACAAGAAAAGGATATGCGATTACTTAGTTATAAAATTTTAGTTGATAAATTTAATAGCAAATACTCAGTATTATCAGAGTCACAAAAACAACTATTAACTAAGTATATTACCCATGTTAATGATACTACGACATTAAAATCATATATTAAAACCATAATACCAAAAATTAAGACTCAGCTAGCAGAACATATATCAAAAATTGATGATGATGTTACTCGTATAAAAGTAACAAAACTATCAGAGATGTTATGTAATGTTGAAACAATGAAAACGATAAAAGAATCTCATATACTATCATTATTGAGATATTTTGATTTAGTTGATGAATTAAATGAAATACATAAATGAAATCATTTATAAATGAAATTAAAGATAAGTTTATCGAAGTAGAATCAAATTCATGTGAGTGCGGTGGGTCTGTAGTAGATTCAGTATGCGAATCATGTGGTACTGATTATACGATGGTAGATGAGCAAAACGTAACTGGCGCGGTTGCTGGATTTAATACTCCAGCTGCTTTTGCGAAACCTGGTAAATGGAAACAGAAAAGTATAAAATATGAATCTATAAATACACCACCATCATATAAAATTGGTGAATATCAAAAGCCAGAAAGCGAAGAAGAAGAATTTAATGAAAAATTTCCTTTTGCTGATAATGAAGAAAAGTGGTATAATAATCCAAATCAATATCCAGCAAAAAATTTATCAAATACACCTAGTAAGGCTAGTAAAAATGATAATACCAAACAATTAAAAAAATTAGGTGAAATAATGGATAATAACTATGAAAAAATATTAGAATCATATCGTAAGTTCACAACATCAGATCCAGATGTATCTCCAGCTAAAAAAGTAAATACGACGATTCGAGAAATTGCAAAAAAGTTGCAAGAAATTGATACGTTAGTTAATTATAATAGTAGACTGAAAACTGAATCTGGTATAACATCAGACCATTATGGCAATTCAACTAAAAAGAGTTTACATAAAATTTCAGAACGATTAATTAAAATTGCAGAACGAGTAAGATCGCTAGGAGAATAATATTATGTCAAAACAATTAATACTAGATTTTATGCCATTTAAACCAATTGGTTCACTTAATGAATCATCTGGTGCTGATTATGGAATACCTGGCGGATTTGTAGTTAACGGAATACTTCAGAGAGCAGGAGCAAAAAATCAGAATGGACGTATATATCCTAAACATATATTAGAACGCGAATGTCGTAGATACGAACAAGAATATATTCAACAACATAGAGCATTGGGAGAATTAGATCATCCAGAGTCATCAGTTGTTAACTTGAATAACGTGTCACACAATGTTTTAAAAGTTTGGTGGGACGGTGATGATTTAAAAGGTGCAGTTCAAATATTAGAGACACCATCTGGCAACATACTTAAGGCCCTTTTTAAAGCTGGTATTACACTCGGAATATCTAGTAGGGGTTTAGGTTCAGTTAAAGAACTCCGCAATGAGGGTGCTGTAGAAGTGCAAGAAGACTTCGAATTAATATGTTGGGACTTTGTATCGAATCCATCAACTCAAGGAGCATTTATGCGTCCAACTAGAATGCATGAATCAGTAAATAAAGTATCAAATAATAACGTAAATAAATATACCCACGTAAATAGTATAATTACATCTATATTATGCGATGATGGTAAATGTAGGATATAATATGAAAAGCAATTTAAAACTAATAATGGAAATGATAAATGGCGAAGAAAAGATGCCAGTATCGATTGAAGAAAAACGTAACTTTGTCCAAGAATTAAAAAACTTTTCTGCAATGGGTGATTCTGTATACGGAAAGGGTAATTTACAAGAATTATGTGAACGAGTAAAAAATATTGTAGATAAAGCTCAGGCAATTGCATTAGAAGAGGGTGATTGGTTTAATGAAGTAGCTCACAAACGACATTTTAAAAGACTTGAAGAAGATTATAAATTATTTGAAGAAACTGCTAGAGAAATTTCTCAATTGCAAGAACGTTTATCTATGGCATATGAAAACATAGGCTCTGGATTAAATAGATATTATGAAGTTCAATAATTTGGATAATACAATAAAAATTTTTATATTAAAGGTAGAATAATGAATATGTTTAAAAAAATGTACCGTGATTTTTTTGGTTTAAATGAACAAACAGCATTTGGAAAAAAACCAGATCCATCAAAAGATGTTGTATTATCTGCAGACGATACAAAAGATCCAAAAAAAGTTTTAGCTGCACAGAATGTACTAAAAACTACAAAAGGTAGATTGCATATCGAAGATGGATTAGATCCAGTAGGAAAAGAAGATGCTGATATCGACAATAACGATAAAAAGGATAAAGCTGATGATTATTTAAAAAATAAAAGAAAAGTTATATCTAAAAACATTGATGAAGAAATTGTCGATGAAGCTCAATTATTAAATAAAATTACAGATTATAGAGGCGGTGTTGAATTTGTATTAACAGATCCAGCAACCGCACAAAATGTATTTGATGAGATAAAACAATTTGCAGCAAAGAAAAAAATATATGTTATCAAATCTAAATTATCTAGATCGGGTAAAGTAGGATATTTTCAATTTCGTCTAGGAGAAGATCCAGCAAAAGAATCTCAACAAATACAAGGATATATAAGCCAGAAGCCAGAAATAAAACATTTCCGATTCAACGTAAAAGGCGAAAAACCAAAGGTAGCACCAGAACCACAAATTTAATTTATAAAATCAGTTATATGAACAAAAAACAAAAACAACATCAAATGATTTATCCGGGAGCCGGATTAGGAGTAAAAGTAGTAGGTAATACTAGAGAAGATTTATCTTTTGCATTAAAAACATTTAAGAAAAAAGTTAAAAATTCTGAAATTTTAGAAAAAGTAAAAGACAGACGCGAGTTTGTTAAATCGAGTGTAACGAAACGAATGCAATTAATTAATGCAAGATTCTTTCAAAAATTAAGAACCGAACAAGACAAACGATAAAGTAAAATATATTCTTTTTCATGCCCTAGCTTTAATAGTTAGGGCTTTTTTACTGGTTTTTCAAACTAGGCGGTATTTATTTTAAAATACGTTATTTGTTCTTATATAACGTCCTATTATAATATTAATTTCTATTAAGACTCAATAATAGTCTTATTTCCAAAAAACAAATTTAAGGAGAAAAACAAATGGCAAAATCAGATTTGCTTAAAGAAGCAATCGCTGATGCTAGAGCTGTAAAAGAAACAGCATTAGCCAATGCAAAAATTGCGTTACAAGAAGCATTTGCCCCTAGAATTGAAAGTATGTTAGCTGCAAAACTATCTGAAGAATTAGAAGATGAAGAATCTTTCGATGAACCAGTAGCAGATGATATGCCAGTAGATGGTATGGGTGATGAAGAAATGAACATGGATGACATGGGTGATGAAGAAATGGATTTAGATGGTATGGGTGATGAAATGGAATTTGATTTACCGGCTCCTGCAGGTAAAATTGAATACATACCAGATGCTGAAACTGCTGAAGCTCCAATCGAATCAGAAGTAGCTCCAGAAGAAGAGTATAACGAAGATTTAGATCTAGAATCTATTATTCGTGAATTAGAAGTCGTTGATGAAGTCCCAATGGAAGAGCCAATGGAAGAACCAATGGGCGAATCTTATGAAGAAGAAGGCGAAAACATCGACGAAATTATCGAGGCTATTTTAAGAGAAGAAGAAGAGATGGAAGTTGAACCAGAAGCGGCGGAAGAAGAATTGAAAGAAGTTAAATCTGAATTAGAAGAAGCTTATAAAACAGTTCGTCAACTTAAATCTATCATCAATGAAGTTAACTTGTTAAACGCTAAATTGCTTTACACAAACAAATTGTTCCGTAATTTTGATTTGAATGAAAATCAAAAAATGAAAGTTCTAGAATCTTTTGATAGAGCAGGTAACACAAGAGAAGTAAAATTAGTATTTAGCACAATGGCTGAAAGCTTTGTAAAACCGGCTAAAAAACGTGTAGTAAAAGAATCTTATGCGTCTAAGCCAGTAGCTTCAACTAAACCAGAATCTAAAGCAATATTAGCTGAAGGATTTGAACTAGCTAATAGATGGAAAAAGTTAGCAGGATTAAAATAATCATTAAAAACAAAAACTATTCGAGAGGAATAACAAATCATGAGTAACATTAAAAATTTATTGACAAGTCCAGACGCGTCTCAAAGACATGCTGCTAAATCATTAGTTAGCAAATGGCAAAAAACGGGTCTATTAGAAGGCCTAAGAACAGAAACTGAAACAGCTGGTATGGCTCAATTATTAGAGAACCAAGCTCGTCAGTTAGTAAAAGAAGCTTCACAAACAGGTGTAGCAGCAGGTTCAGAAGAGTGGGCTGGTGTTGCATTACCATTAGTAAGAAGAATTTTTGCTGAATTTGCTGCAAAAGAATTCGTATCAGTACAACCAATGAACTTGCCTTCAGGTCTTGTATTTTATCTTGACTTTAAATACGGTACAGCTCAACCAGGTTTTGATAATGACAACTTAAACAGAACAGGTGATCCATTTGGTTCTACAAATGCTGATGACTCTTTGTTTGGTGTTACTACTACAACTGGTGATCCAACGGGCGGTCTTTACGGTGCTGGAAGATTTGGTTATTCACTTAACGAAACTTCTTCTGTAGTTACTGCAGTATCTGCTTCTATTACTGATGCAGCTGATGTAAACTATGATGGTACATATTCTGCTTCATTGGCTTCATACAAAAAAGTAACTTTTACTTCTCCATCATCTGCAGATTTATATGCTGTTAGATCATTCGTATTAACTTCAGGATCTACTAACACTGAAATTATTCCAGTACAAGCATTTTCTAAAATTGATTCTGCTTACGCAACTACATTTATCGTAACTACAACTCAAGCTACTGCAATTCAAACTGCTATTTCTGCAAGTAACTTAAAAGTAACATTTAGCAAACAACCATCTGATGTTACTAGAGGTGATTTTGAGGATAACAAAGGTGCATTCTCTAACGGATATAATGCCGATATTGATATTCCAGAATTAAACCTAGAAATGCAATCAGATCCAATCGTTGCTAAGACTAGAAAATTGAAAGCAGTTTGGACTCCTGAATTTGCTCAAGATTTAAATGCTTATCATTCAATTGATGCTGAAGCTGAATTAACTTCAATGTTATCAGAATATGTATCAATGGAAATCGATTTAGAGATCTTAGATATGTTAATCTCTGCAGCTCCAACTACAGAATATTGGTCAGCAATGAACAATAACGTATGGAATGGTAATGGATTCACTCAAACTTCAGCTGGTGCTGCTACCACAGCCGGAGATGGTTTCTATAACACTCAAGGTGGTTGGTTCCAAACTCTAGGTACTAAACTTCAAAAAGTATCTAACAAAATTCACCAAAAAACATTAAGAGGTGGAGCTAACTTCTTAGTAACTTCTCCAGCTGTTGCAACTATCCTTGAGTCTATCCCAGGATTTGCCGCTGACACAGATGGTACTAAAATGGAATTTGCTGCCGGTGTTCAAAAAATTGGTGCAATCAATAACAGATATACAGTATACAAAAACCCATACATGAAAGAAAATGTAATCTTGATGGGCTTCAGAGGAACTCAATTCCTTGAAACAGGTGCTGTATTTAGTCCATATATTCCATTGATTATGACTCCATTAGTTTATGATCCAGTTAACTTTACTCCAAGAAAAGGTGTAATGACTAGATATGCTAAGAAAGTTGTCCGCCCAGAATTTTATGGTAAGGTATATGTTCACGGATTGAATGTAATCTAGTAGTAAGTTAATTATTTAATTATTTAAACAATTAATAATGAGAAAAGGGATGGCTTAGGTCATCCCTTTCTTACTGTTTAAATATTTATAATAAAGTAAAGGAATAATATAATATGGCAACCCTAAGAACAAAATATTCTATGTTAGCTAGAATTCGTTACGATGGCAGATTAATAGATGTATTAGATCGGTTAAGAGCAATACGTTTAATAGTAATGGTTCATATAGAACAAGATTTAGGCGAAGATAAAGAATTAATTAAAATAACAGTTTTAACACCATACCCACCAAAACAGACATACCAAGCCATACGACAGATGTCTATAGGTAAAATTGAAACATTGAAGGATATGCAATTGCAAGAAACAACTCTTACAAAATTATTTTAACTAAAACTTATTTATATGGGTACGACGAATAGAGAAAAAACTCCACCGAAGAATGATATTAAATTTAATATTTCATTATCAGAAGAACAAAAGCGAGCAAAAGAATTAATATTAAGTACACCATTTAATTTTATTTTAGGCAAAGCTGGATCTGGTAAAACATTATTAGCTGTTCAAGTTGCATTAGATTTATATTTTAAACGGCAGGTTGATAAAATTATAATAACTAGGCCAACTGTGTCAACTGAAGATAACGGTTTCCTGCCAGGTTCTGAACGAGAAAAAATGGAACCATGGTTAGTTCCAATTCGTAGTAATATGCGTAAGGTTTATAATAAACCAGAGTTGCTAGAAAAAATGGAACAAGATGAAAATATAGAATTAGTTTCATTGGCACATTTTAGAGGGCGTACATTTGATAATGCAGTTTGTATAGTAGACGAATGTCAAAATTTAACAAAACAACAATTACAAATGGTATTAAGTAGATTAGGAAAAAATTCTACAATGATATTATGTGGTGACCGTTATCAAATTGATTTAAAATTTCAAAATGATTCTGGCGTGCATGAAATACCAAAAATAAAACCATCTAAATACGTAAATGAGATTATTTTAACTGATAATCATAGACACGAAGCATTAGATGAAATTTTGAATTTATTAAATGAAAAATATTAATATTTATATAAAAAGGATCTAAATGGATTACTCAGAAAGTAGACAAATATGGCCGGGAAGTTCATCATTCGAGCCAGGAAAAACTCCATTTGGATTTTTTGATTCTGATGTAACATTTCAGCAACAAGCAGATAGTTTTGCAAAATACGCTGCACAATATGTTGGGTATCCTATAATGGATGTCGAGCTAGTTGATATCAACTTTTATACCGCATTTGAATCTGCCGTAATTGAATACTCAAATCAGATTAATCAAGTTAACATTATTAATAACTTGGTTAGTACATTAGGTATGAATGTTAATGCTAGTTTCCTGGGGGATGGTGGATTAACTGGTAAATTGGTAGGAAATTCATTAGGATATGTAACTAAATTATCAAAAGCATATGGAACAGAAGCAGGTAGCGGCGGAACAGTACGTTGGCATTCTGCTTCATTTGAATTGATTGATAAAAAACAAACATATAGTATTCGAGAAGCGGTCGAACAAACATTAGGTATTACATTACATGCATCTAGTTCAATCGAAATTAAAAAGGTACTTCATAATCCACCGCCTGCAATCGTTCGTTATTTTGATCCATTTGTTGGTACTGGTTTAGGTTCACAACAAATGTTAGATGCATTCGGATTTGGTGCATTTTCTCCGTCGGTTAGTTTCATGATGATGCCAATACATGCAGATTTAATGCGATTGCAAAGTATTGAATTTAATGATCAGATACGTAAATCGCACTTTTCATTTGAAATACATGGCGATGATCTTCGTATATTTCCAATACCAGGAACTCAAGGATCAATGGCTACTCAGTATTTCGGTACTGTTTGGATTGAATTTTTATTCGAAGAAGAAAAAACCAATGATGCTGTGTTATTTGGTAATACCGCACTAATAACGGATACAGTAACCGATGCATCCAATATACCATATACATATCAAACATACAGTACAATTAATGATATGGGCCGTGCTTGGATCATACGTTATGGTACTGCTTTAGTAAAAGAAATGCTAGGATATGTTCGTAATAAATACTCCACAGTTCCTATTCCGGGCGGCGAAGTAACACTTAATGGTACTGATCTAATTTCACAAGGGCAGTCAGAAAAA